CCTACGAAGATGACGAAGGCAACACAATCCCCTGCATCATTCCTCGCTCTGTCTTTGTAGGGGGAGCGTTCGGGGGCTACGATGAAGCCGGCTTTGGTGTAGATGGCGTGATACCACACGCCGCCCTCAAGCCAGTACTCCTGACATACCTTGATCCGCTTGCGCTTCGGGTCGGTCCAGAAGTGCGGCTTGTCCTCGTATGTCTCTGTCGTGCCGGTGTTGTAGTCGGAATAGGCAGAGTCGATGATTGCAGGGGCTTCGACCGGGTTCATGGCCAAAACATCGCCGTCATCCATCCATTGGACTACACCGAGATACTTTGCATCCGAGAAGTCAGGCGCCCGACTATGTGGGTCGTAGTAGAACCGGTCCCATGGGACGTGGTTGATAATGACTTTGGCTGGCGTTTTCGACGGATTGACGGTTACCGTACAGGCGCCAATGCCTTCAATGAGCAGGTTTTTGGCAAAGGCTGAGCGACGGTCATTGAACTTGGCATCGTCAGCAACATACCGAAGGGCATCGGTAATGCTGTCGGCATCCTCTTCGTGCATCGGGGTGCGAGGGAAGGCTTTCGGCTGGGTTCGGCCCATAATCTCGGAGCCGAGCAGGAAGTCTACCTTTGGCTTAATCCGGTTGATGGTGACAATTGGTTGATTTCTGGCCTTGAGAGCCGACTCTTCGTCGCTGGTCCATTGCTTGCCATCGTAGAAATCTCTGTCGCGCTCGGCCAGTTGCCTTGCGTCATAGGTGGCGTCTGCCGACATTTCGGCGTGGTGCACCAGCATTGACAGGATTTCGGCGCTCATATGGTTTTCCATGATTTTGACGGGGACTGGTCAGAGAAGGCCTTATCCCATCTGTCGGTATTTTGGCGCTTTTCTGTGCGAACAGCAATGGCTGGGTGAGCCTGGTCGATTGCCCGGCCTATCAATGAGCCATTATCGACCTCGTCATCGTTCTTCCCTGACGGAAATTTGACGTATTGCTCGATTATCTCATCACCTTCCGGCCCTTCCGGTATCCAGACCCGCCCCATTGAACACATTGCCTGGAACGGCTGGGCTTTGGTCGCCTTGTCTCCGCCATGGGTTGGGATGGGTTCGATCCGACAGAACGTTTGCTTTTCGCGCATCTGGGCCGTGATGAACCCGCTTGCAGCCTTCCAGTTGTTGTCATCTTCTGGGAACCAGCAGAACGGCTTGAACTGCTTTATCAGCCCTGCCCCGCCAATGATTCGAGCGGCTGACTTGTCCAGTGTCTCTTGCTCCCTGAATCCGCCTTTGCGCAGATAGATATTGCCTTCATCGCCAAGGCCCCAGACTCGGGCGCAGGTGTAGTCGCTGCTATCCTTTCCGCCCGGAGCGTGGTCGCTGGTGATGTAGTTGTGCAGGTTGCTCGGCTCTGTTCCGGGCTTGTACCGCTTGAACCATTCCCGCTTAAAGAACGAGCCCTCTTCCGGACTTGGCTTCTGCTGGTACAGGCTTGACCATGTGCGTCGATTCAGCTGGAACGGCTTCCAGTGTTCGTGACTGAACCATTCCGGCCATAGCGTCTCGCCAATCTTCCGACCTAGTGGGTACTCAGCTCGGTCTGCAATAGCAGGTAGACAGATGACGTGCCATATGCGGCCATCCCTTCCGTAGAATACGCCTGACTCGCCATCCCATTTTTCAGGGAGGATCCGGCCGGCTGGGTCGTCCTCATGCCACCGAGTTAGGATCATCACCTGCGGGGCGCCTGGAACAAGGCGAGAACAGAAGTCATCAGTGTACGCATCCCATGTCTTGCTTCGGATCGTCTCGCTTTCTGCCGACTCTCGGCCTCTTATGGGGTCGTCAAGAATGCCGAGGTGAGCCCGGTTACCAGTCAGGCCGGACAGTAGCCCGCCAGCCATGTACTCGGAGCCGTTTGATAGCGCCCACTCGTCAGCAGCTTTCTGGTCGTCCTTTAGAGTCACCCCAAGCAGGTTGGTAAACGACCTTGACTGGATCAGCTGCCTTGCTCTGCGACCTTGCTTCTTGGCGATGTCGCTGGCGTAGCTGGCTAGGATGACGTTCTTTCGGCTATTACGAGCCATGAACCACGGAACGAACACTACGTCGGTGTATGTGCTCTTAGCGCTACCTGGTGGCAGCAACAGCATAAGGTTAGGGACGGCGCCTGACTCAACGCCTTGGAGCTTGTTCAGAATGAGCTTGTGGTGAGCAGCCAAAGTGTTGAGGCGCATCACTCCGAACCTGTCCTCATCCTCTGCGTCTGTCAGCGGGACGGTTGGTATGTCGATGAGGCAGGAGAAGTCGGCCAGACTGCGCTTAGCTAGCTCTTGGCGTGCGGCCAATACGTCAGCCGGCGTCAGCCTTGATAGAAGCGATGGCTCGGAGCTGGTCGTCATTGAGTCCTGATACGTCTAGGGTTGACTTGGTTTGGATTGGTCCGCCATTGGGGCCTGACACTTCCTGCTCTACCTTGTCTCGCCAATCGATTAGGTTCTTGGCCGTGAAGATGGCGAACGTTCTGTCATATGAGCCGTCGAGGCCATTCTGCACAAGGATTCGCTCTTGATGTTCCTTGGCCATTTTTAAGGCGTCGAAGAACTCTTCATGCTGGCCAGACCAGTTAAGCAGTGTTGCTCTGTGTACGCCTATCTGACAGGCGAACCCGGCGAGCGTTGGGAACTGGCAGGGGACGCGCTCTCTCTTGTCGCCATCCTGAACGACTTCGCTTGCCGGCTTGTTGAAGTAGGCAAGGAGTTGTTCGGCGTATTCTGGCTTGTAACTACTTGGCCTTGCCACTTAAGCGCTCCCGCCTGATTTCGCTCATCATCGTTCGAGCTTGCTTGGCGGTCATCTTAACGCCTTGCTTGCGGTAGTAGATCATGAGCTTGATTGCTGTGGTTGCGTCGCTCACGGGTAATCCTTCTGGCTGCTTTCCTGCATTGGGTCTAGGACGCTTAGCCTGTAGTACCGCATGAGGATATGGCCGTTTGACAGGGTGACTTTGTTCTGTACGAGCGCTACGCCCTGGCCGGCACAGGTGGCCAATACGCTTGTGGCGTCCCCAGACGTAGCGGCACCAGATAGGCTCACCACGTTGTTATTGGATTCCCAGGCGCTAGTGCTGATGGTGATTGCCGTACCGGCTTTGGATACGTCGTAGCTGTGGTCAAAGTCTAGCTTTACCACTTGCTCTAGGTATGCGGTCCGGTTGATTGGGCTTTTGCTGCTGCGCATCAGGTCACCCTGTACATGAAGGTGAAGTACATTGTTCGGTTAGATGTGTCTACTGCTATCCATTCTAGCAAAGCGCGGTCATTGGTGGTATCGGCGTGTATTCCGGCTGATTGACCAGCTACGGCAATAGCGCAGGCGGTCCCGGCACATTCTCCGTCATTGACGAAGTTTGAGGCTACCGGGAGGGATATTCCCAGCACTACCTGTCCTGCGGCTGTTGGGTCTACGTCAACCTTTCCCGTTACCATTACGTTGGTGCCGACGTGGATGTACTGGCAGTTATAGGCAGTTGAGGCTGATACGTTGGTCGTGTTGAACAGGGTCGGGGTGTACAGATTGGCCAGCGAGGCGGTGTCGGCCGGGACTAGCGCTCTGAAAGTGGCGTTTGCAGCCGCCCCAGATGCAGGCCCGGCATAGACGGTATTTGCCGAGGTGCTGGATATGGTGAGGCCGGCAAAGGTCGGGGTCGCACTTGTGTGGGTGTCTTGCGGCGTTGTCAGGGTTATTGTGCCAGCACCATTTGTGACGGTTACCCGGTTTGTCGTGCCGGTGATGTTTGCCAGTACAGGGCTTGATCCGGTATCGCCAACCAGTATTTGGCCATCTGTTGCGGCGGCTGTCGATGTAAAAGATCCGTTTGTGCCGACGTACACCATGCCATTTTGAGTGCCGCCGCCTACCGTATCGGGGAGAATGCCGTTAGCGCCGCCTAGCAGTTCGGTGACCTTTTGAAGGCCAAGGACAAAAGAGGTTTCGCCCATGACCGGGCGGCCTTCTACGAACCCGATAGGCCTGCTGCTGATAAATAGCGCTTTTCTTGGATCTGCCATTGCTAGCTCATTTTCCTACACACCCACCATTCCGATACTCACACACCACTACTTTGTGGCAGGTCGGGTAGGGCTCGCAGGTTGCACAGCTCGTCAGAGCTAGCGATAGCGTCAAAATCTTGGCGAATGTCGCCGATGTCGTCTGCTTGCTGCCAGCTGTAGACATGCGCCTCTACCTCTTGGTCTTGTTTCTTCGCCATCGCCACATCCCCAGCCTGTAGTAAGTTTCTTCTATGACGAGGCAGCATAGGCACCAACCGGCAGCCATTGCCAGCCCAGCCTCGAACCAGTATGCGAACATGCTTAACCCTCTAGGGTGAGCCTGTCCCTTCGTTACGACTTCCGATCTTACTTTCTATCTCGTCCAGCAATCTCGACTGGCTAAGCATTGAGCGCTCTAGCAAGCCCATGATGTGAGTATACCCTGAGCCGTTTGAGCTGCGGAAATGGATTTGATCCATAGCGTTTTGCAGCTCTCGCAGGGTTTCTTTTCTGGGCGAACTTTCTATGAGATCGTCTATCTCAGCGTACAGGGCGGCTATTCGGTTGCCTTGGGTCATTGCTAGGTATTCACTGTAGGGCCTCATATCGACATGCCCTCTACCTGTTGTTTCTGTTCGACCTCTACCGGCAGGCAGGCTAGGTAGCCTTTGCCTACCAATTCCTGTTCGGTCGCTTTTTTGTACATATATTCCACAAACGAGGCGGCGGCGTTACAGGAGGCGGCGTCAGCAAACACGCCGATATGCTGATTGTCAGGGCCTTTGTCGGTCAACAGCATGAAGATAAGTACGTAGTGCATAGATACCTCCGTTGTCGGTAGATACCCACAAAGTTACTTATTGACGGTTACCCCGCCTCTTATCCTGCCTATCTTGATAATACTACTCGATAGCAAGACCTGAGTGGTAAACCACCCTGACCCGCTTTCGCCAGTCCGCCCTGAGGCCCACATTCCTTGAGTTGATTAGCCGGCCACCACTCTGTAGCCAATCAATCCCTGCCGATACCTGTGGCGAGTTCGGCTCCGGATAGTCACAGCAATGCGCTATCTCGGGTTGTTCAGATTTACTGGTGTATTGAAGCCCATACAGGCTTGCCATAACGCAGCTCGGCGCTACAGGCAAAGAAAAAGCCCTGTAGTGACGGCTGGGTGGTCTTTGCGCAACCGGTTCCGAGTCCAGTATTGCAAATGAGGGATTTACCCCTCACCAGCCAGCCACTACAGGGCTGTCTCATTTCTCGGAATCGACCACGCTCCGGGACCAACCAGAACGCCATCGATATAAATTTTATTTCCTCGCCCCAATCTTTGCAAGCGCTTCCTGACGCTGTTTCCAGCATCCAGAGCAGTAGTACATGACCCGATTGCCGCGAACGCGCTTATGCATGCGCTCGATTGGTAGCCAGATTGTACGCCCGGCGGTTGTGCAGTTGCAGCAGGGTTGCTGCTGGGCGCCGGACTGGTTATAGGTTTTGACGGGATCGGTCATTTTCTGCTGCCGTCGTAAAAGCACCAAACGCCATACGCTGCGACAAGCGCCTGAGAGACAAAACCCCAAATCATCCCATATGCCGCGCAAATGGCGAGACCTATGGAAATTATCGCTGCAAGGTCGATTATGAGCCGCAAAACCTTCATCTCTCACCTAAGAATA